CTCAATGATAACACCATTGTCCAACACGAAGTCTGGAGTATAGGTGCGATAGGCTAAGTCTTCCCACTCAATCTTGAGTTTCTCATAGTCATATATAACTTTGAGTTCGTCAAGGTAGATAGATAACTTATGCTCTAGCCCACTCCTATATCCATACTTACGTGCGGCACGAAACGCCTTATGATTCGGCATGTTCTTTTGCCAACTTAATATACGCTACGGTTTTAGGCTGCTTTGCCTTAGACATAACTGCTGGACGTTCTGTAATGTCCCAGCAATCATACCTGTAAGAACAGAACGTACAGTTCTTGTTCAGTACATAGTTGCCTGTAGGCTTGCTGTTGAATATCTCAGGCTCCGGCTCATAACAACGCACAAGGGCAGTGTCTACCTGCTGTATGTTGTCTTTAATATGTGTCAGTTCCTTGTCTATGTCAAGCCCTGTGGCTGGCACATACTTCATGTCACCATTAGCCTTGTTGACTACCCACCAGCCACCTGCCTTCTTGCCAGCGGCTTTAGCATAGCCAGCAAGTTGTCCAACATAGCCAAATGTATCTCCATCTTTCAGGGTATCATACGATTCAAACTTGTGTATGTAGGACCAGTTAGATGCTGACTTAACATCATCGATAGCACCATCAATAACAATATCGTATGTTCCGTCAATGGATTGGTCACCAAGTTCCAGAGTAACCTTTTTAGAGTCTTCATATTGTACTCCTGCTTCCTTTAGGATTCCTTTGAAGACAGCTTCAACAATGTCTCCAAGCATCATGTTCATTACAAATGTGGTTGGCTTTGGTAGTGCAACCTCTGGCTTATTCTTCTCATACCAGAGTTGGCAGGATGGCCTACCGATATTTGACATACGAAGTCGGAAGGCATCCCTTTTGTTGCCACCACCAAACTGGCGTTTGAGTGCATCAGCCACGTCCTGCGATACTTGCTGGATTGTGGAATCTGACATAGTACTGCTACCATTAGCAGCCTTACTCAAGTACTGATGCAACGCCAGTTCAGCAGGATGATTCATTACGCTACCTCTACTTCCTCATCAAAGTCTATGTCAAGTACATCCGACAGGTCATCAAGGGCTTCTTCCTCTTTAGACTTAGAGTTCTCTTCCCATGCGTTGATGATGTACTCGTTGTAATTCTGAACCCATGCCATGAAGTCACCGAAGGTATTCTGTTCAACGTCAGTGAGTTCAAGTGAGTTGGTCAAGTCCAGAGATACGACAGGGAGATAGAATGAGTTGCCGTTAGGCAATTTACGTTCCTGTGTATTGCCAGCGATAATGTGCTGTACAGGAAGACGCTTCATCTTACCAAGTTTGGTAAAGACACTGCCTACATCTTTGAAGGCATCACGATTCTCAATCTCCCAGATGAATGGCATCTCATCTACCGATACCGCATCACCCTTGTCGTTAGTAGCGTTGACAAGTTCAACTGTACCGAACATGACACGGACACGCTTAATCTGGCGAATAAGGTCTTGTGTCTTCTCTGGCAGGGACTTAAAGTCCTCAATGTAGCCAGCAGGTTTGCCACAGTTAAAGCCACCATCATTGTCCTTCAGGTCAATGTTCAGGTTATCTGCCATGACCGTCTTAACGTAACGATTAGGTGTCTTGTCGTTGCCCTTCACGAAACGCTTGTACATATAGCGTTGCATGTAAGGACGGATGTTCACAGAAGTTGCATAGTAGGTAGGACCGTCAGGCACATCCAGTTTGTATGTACCGCCGGGAATAACTTCCATGTTTACGGTCTTACCATTCACATCTGCTTCGCCCATGATTGGGCTGTGGTTAATACGCAGTCGTGCCAGTATACTGGTTTGCTTGCGTTCACCACCACCTACATCTGCAATGCCCATTGCTTTAGCCATTGCTGCGTAGTTGTTTGTGTCAATCGTTGTGATTTGAGACATATTGTATACTCCTTTCTCTGAGTTTTGCGAATGAGACATAGTTATATCAGGCTACATCCTTTGTGTCAAGCCAATTTGGGCCAATTTTTGCCTCTAACAGAAGCGGTACATTAAATTGTACTCCCCATCTTGATACGATTAGACTTGGAAGTGTCTCGTTGGTCTGATTGATAACGTCAATGACCTGCTGTTCCTCGTCTGGATGTATGTCGATTACGATACTGTCATGCACTGTATTTACAATGCAGGACTGCATAGGTTTGAGCAGACTTTCAATGTGCAGTAATGCTATAGGCACGATGTCTGCTGTAGCAAATGACTGCACTGGATAGTTTTTAATCTGCGTAAAGTGCGATACTCTGCCGCGCATGCTACGGGTTACATCAGGAAAAGCAAACTCTCTGCCTGATGGAGTAGTAATCTTGCGTGTGCTTATAGCCTCTTTAGCCAGTCGGGTATGCCATAGCCCGATGCCTTGATATTTCTCTGTGAAGTGTTGGTAGTAGGCGGCTTCTGCTTTGGTGCGACCAAACCCTGTTGCTCCATATAGCGGCGCAAAAGTGTGAGCCTTCGCTTCTTGGCGACTCGTAGGTTGACCAGCATCAGAAATAACCGAAGCCGTATAGGAATGGACATCAAATCCTGTAGATACTTCTTCAATAGCAACTCCATCTTGTGATAAGAAAGCGGCGGCACGAAACTCAAGCTGTGCAAAGTCGGCTTCCATAATTTTGCCGTCAGCCCAGCGGGACACAAATACCTTCTTGACAGGGAATGTACCACCACGTGGCATGTTCTGCATGTTTGGGTCAGCACCTGAGAACCGTCCTGTAGCAGTTCTGTGTTGCAGCAAACGAACATGCAGTTTGCCATCTGCCTTGGTGTAGTTGTTAATGCCATCCACAAAAGATGACAGGTATGTTTCGACAGCAGACAGGCGACTGACTTTAGTCAGGAAAGACTCTGCCTCTGTCATACCCTTGCTTCGTGCGGCACTACGCAATACTTCAAGGTTGCCCTTGCTGGTGGTAAAGCCGTTGGCACTAGCCCACTTGGATGATGGGGGCTTGAACTTTAGTCCGGCAGTATCATTACTATCAACCAGACGATAGCCGTTGCCACTGCATACCGTGCAACGATTGGGTCTTGCAAAAGGTGTTCCATCTTTCTTTACCTTCCTTATTTGTCCTGTGCCTCTGCAGTTCTGGCATTGCTCTGCCTTGGTCTTATATACACGCTCCGTACCTGACGCAATCAGTGTACGGAAGTCTGCATCGTCCATATATGGGTCAATGGTATTACCCCAATACTGCTTGTCCAGTACTTTGCGGCTGTAGATAACCCAAGACAACTGCTCTGGGCTGTTGAGATTGATGGGCGTATCACCCATGAGTTCACGAACCTGTTGCTGCAGGTCATGCTGTAGCGTAGTACGCTCCTGCTCAAACTGCTGTCGCACTTCATCCAAAGCGGTACGGTCAACCGTGAAGCCTGTCTGATAGATACGAGCCAACGCAACACATACCTGATTGGTCAGGTCAACTGTACCCATCAAGCCACTGTCAGCAGGTGTATTCAAACGATACATCAACTTATCGGATAGTTGCTGTGTAGCATGAAGGTCAGCAGACAGGTAGTTAGACAACTCATCGTGAGGTATGTCACGGACATTGTAGCCTTTGGCAAAGTATTCCTTGAGTGTGTCCTGCTTCTGTGTATTCAACTCGTACCGTTCAGCGCAAGCCTCAAGAGACAGTGGTTCTTTCTGTCCACGCTGTAGCACATACTCTGCAAGCATAGTGTCAAACACAGGCCCGTCATAATTAAAGCCTGACTCCCACAGCCAAAGCAAGTCGTGTGCCGCATTGTGCATGATAAGCACAGTAGCATCGTCAAGCATTGCTTGCAGTTTACGGAAGCACCAATAATCGTATCCCTGTTCTGATGTGCATACTTCGGGATGGTCAAACGTAAACAACTTCTCTTCACCTTTGTCGGTTAGACAACCAACCATGACCAATGTATTGTCTGGCTCAAAGGGGTCAAGATGCATTTTACCACCACGCTTGGTGATTGTATTCTCTACATCAAGTGTCAGTTTCATCCTTCATACCTCGCTGTCTGATAGTTGAGTTCACAGTTTATCATACCGTGCCAACCATTCAACTTGTTTTTTGCGATGTTCACATGACGCAACGGACTATCTTCCTGCTCACCCTGCACCTCTTGTGCGTTAGGTGACTTGCCAATCAGAATCATAAGGTCAGCCTCTGCTGCCTTACCTGTCCGTGAACCTTCCATCATGCTCTGGTTTAACTGCGCACGACCCTCTGCATCAGCAGACAACTGTGACATGTAAAACACAGCACAGTCATACATCTTTGCAATGTGACGAGCATACATGGCGCACTCTCGCAATGCAATGTCTTCTCTTGCATGGTTTCCTGACTTGAACTTGTCGCCCATATCAAGCACCAGAATATCTGGATTGAATGTCTTGGCGATAGATTCTACCCACGCCATGTCATACCCAGATGCATCTTTGAGAAAGATATTCTTCCGCACTTGCTCATACATAGACTTTGCCTTTGTCAGGTTGTCTCGCACCTCACGAGCAGACATACCTGCGGCTGCTGTCAGGTATCGTGAGCCAACACGGTCTGTGCCTTCCTCGTTGCACAAGACGATACATTTAGCACCCTGATGTGCAAACCCACCGGGAGCGGCAATCAGTGACGCATGGAATGATGTCTTGCCCGTGTTTGGACGTGCGCCAATCTCAATCAGATGACCGCCAGACACACCTTCAATCTTCCGTGCCAATGAAGGAATGTTGAATGTCCACTTAGCTTCCAACTCTGCTTTGGCAAGCAAAGTCTCAATGCTGATATCATCCCATTCGATATTAAGATTGGGAATGAAGTCATCGCCGTAGTTTTCCAACAACTTACGCAGGGACTCAAGGCTCTGTGCTGTACCGTTGACCATATCGAAACCGATGTTGGCTACATCTTCACCGACTACCTGCTGAAACAGTTTGGACAGCACCTCTTGAGCAACGTCCTTGCCCATAGGCTCTTCCTTCTTCACCTGTAAGAACAGGCTGTTGTATGCTTGCTTCTGTGCTGTAGTCAGTGAAGGATTGTCTGACATGAACAGTGCTTCAATCTCATCAGGCGTGACAGACCGCTCATACTTCTGCATGGCTGTGTCGATGGCCTTCTTAATCTTGCGCACATCTTGGCTGAACAATCGTTCGGGGCATTTAGAGCCACGATGGTCATCGTAAAACGACTTATCCATCAGGCTTCGTATCAGGGCTAGTTCCATATTATCGTACTCCTATGTTGGTTAGGTTTTCAAAGTCGGTTGGGTTACGGTATTTCAAATCGTCTTTCAAGCGAAGGACACGAACATCATCTACATATCCTCGTAACTCTTTTGCCATACGTAGGGTCTTTGGCAATGCATCAGGGTCTAATGCTATGATTGCCGTTGAGAACTGTGCAAGATACCTCTTGTGTGATTCGGATAATGATGTTCCCAACACGGCGACCCCACACCAAACATCATTACCCACAACTGCGGCACTCACA